ATCAGGAGGTGTTAAAAATTGCTTCAACCTACAGCCAAACAAATTTTAGCTACTAACTTAGCTGTTCCAGGCCACAAAATCGGTAACTATCTCAAATCTTTGGCAGGTGTAAAGTCTTTGGGAAAAGCAATATCAGGGTCAAATTCAGGTGACCTTGATGGTGTGTTCACAACTTATGCGACAAATGCAACCGCAAACACCGCTGATACAGTGGCACATGCATTAGGCAGAGCTCCAGTGGGGTACATGCTCGTAAACAGTCAAAAGGGAGGTAGACCTTTTCACGGAGGAACTGTTGTAGCTGGGTATGAAACAGGGGCGGCTAGTCCAAGTACTGACATCAGTGGAGGTTCCGCAACGACTTTCAAAATTGCCGTTGATAGCGATACAGTAACTCCAACCTATCAAAGCGTGACATTAACGCTAACTGGTTTAAATACAGGGGCAGGAATAGCCGCCGCAATGCAGACAGCAGTACGTGCCCTCAGTGGTATTTATGTGGCAGTTACGGTGACGTTTACTAACAGTGTTTATGTAATTACATCAGGAACAACGGGTAGCGCATCTAAAGTTAGGATAGCGGCTGGTGCAACGAATGATGTAGCGGCGGCACTAAAGATTGGTGCAGTTAACGGAGCAGTTGACACGGATGGGACAACCGCAGTAATATCAAGTACTTCAACCACTATATCTCTCAAATGCACAGTAGCATCCGATACTCTTACTCTTCTTTTATTCTAAGTAAAGAATAAAAAAACACTAAAGCAAACTAACGCACACTCATATATGACTGGGGTGCGTTATTTTTGTGGGAGGAAACACAAATGCCTGATTTTAGCTTTTTTGTCAACTGTGAAAGGGACGAAGAGCTGGTAAAAGGCGAACGTAAACGATTACTTAGAGGTGTCGCAAGTACTGAGAGAAAAGACAAGCATGGTGAAGAGTTAATAGTACCTGGAATGGACTTTGCTCCTTATTTAAAAACTGGTCGTTTAAATTACGATCATTTAAAAGGACCACAGTACTTTCTAGGGAAACCACTTGAAGCTAAAATTGTCTCTGACGGAAGTACGCTGAAGAAAGGTTTAAGTGGTCCGGCTTTCTATCATTTGGTAGAACTTTATGATAGTGAGCCAGGAAGAGCCGCATGGGACCTACTTCAGTCAGAACGTGACGACCCAGAAAGGAATCATGGTTTTTCCGTAGAGGGGGCGATATTAGAAACTGACGCGAATCGGCTCACTAAAACAAGGGTGGACGATGTAGCACTTACGCCTAAGCCCGCAAATACGGATACGTTCGCAGATTTTCTAGTTAAGTCACTCACAGCAGGAACAGTTCCACTACTTAATCAAAATTTAGATGATGGTCATGTAACAGCACTTGCAGAAAAGGCTATTACAGGTTTTCCCATTGAAGAAGTTCTTTGGGGTAGTTGTGACCACAACTGTTATGACGAAAAAGGACGCTTCCGAAAAGGAGCAGAGAGTGCTTACTTTCATCTTGTTAAGTGCCATGGAGTAGTCGAAAACGAAGCTTACAGGTTGGTCAAACGTCTGCAATTTGCAGGTTATCTTAAATAAAAAGGAGCGGATAAACAGTGGCAAAACCTACCGAATTTGAAGAACACATGGATGCACTTGCAAAGTCTACTACTGGAGGGGCACATGATGCTGTCACTTTCAGTGGCAGAGGCCTCAACTTCCTCAGAGATTTATTCAAAAGCGCAAAGGGCAAAGGAACTGGTGATGAGGAAGAAGAGGGTGAAGAAAAACCCGAGGATGAGCAGAATGAAATGGGTGGCGGAGCAGAAGAGCCTAAAGAAAAGGTAAAGAAGAATTCCACGGGTACTGAGAAGAATCTCGGTGCTAATGGCGGCCCTGTATCCAATGCTGATGAAGATCCTGAAAGTCCTGATCACGGTAAAGCTGGCACTCTTATCACTAATCATGGTAAGAAAGTAACTCCTAAGGGTGCGGTCAGTAAAAACGAGGGAGAAGAAAAAGACCTCTTCAAAAGCTTCAAAGAAGATTATGAAGAAGTTATTGACGCTTCCGAAGTTCTCGGCGCACTCGCTAAGAATGTTGAGGCGATGTCAGTCACAACGAATGCGAACATTGCCAATCTGCAAAATACTGTAATGGTACTTGCTAAGAGCTTAGAAGCTTCTTTAAAAGGTCAAATGGCTCTTGCCTCCGATCTTGAATTGATTAAGAAGCAACCTGTAACTTCCCCTTCCACTGGATTCGTAGTTATGGAGAAGAATGATGCTGGAGCAAAAGGCGGAACACGCACTCTGAGCAAATCGGACGTTCAAGACGTTGTTACAGATGCATTGAACAAAGGCGAAGTTCAACCTTCAGACTTAGCCCGTCTTGGTAATGTACGAAGCCAAATGGCTCTCAAGGCCTATGTTGAATCTCTCCCACAATCAGTTCAAGACTGTATGTAATCTCTAAAAATAATAAACACACTTTAAGGAGGAATTAAACAAAATGGCTGAAAAGTTCTTGGCAAAATCCTTTAATCAATTGGCTAAAAATACTCTTGGTGATTCTTGGGTAGGTGTAGACCAGTATGTAAGTAATCTTTCCGCTCCTCTTGTCAAAGCTCTTGCTACTTCTAGCATCGGCGGCATGGCTGACGGTACAAACTTATTGCTTCAAAACTTGGACAGCATCATGACTTCTGTACTCTTCAGTGAAGAGCAACTGGTTAAACAGCGTTTCATTGAAAGGGTACCAAGTATCAATCCTATTTACCAATGGAATCGTCGTAATCAGTACGGTACTTCTCGCGGAGCTAACGCTTTCGCTGAGGGAGCAATCGGTCCTGTTGGTCTCGGTTCTTGGAGCCGCAATACTGCTCCTGTTCGGTTCTTCGGAGTTCAACGTGGTACTACTGTTATTTCTAATCTGGCTGGAGCACTCGGTGGGATGTTCACGAACCCAGTTGACGAAGAAGAATATGACGGTACCATGCAACTTCTCGGTTCTGTTGAACACGCATTAGTATGGGGAAACTCCACCATTAAAGATAGCGGTGGATCTGACATCTTTTATGATGGTATGTATCTTCAACTGAAGGCTGGTAGCCCTAAAAACATCATCGACATGCACGGACAACCGATGGACTTCGATGTTATTAGCGGAATTGCCGCAAGCATGGCAAAAGCGTTCGTCACGACTACCCGTGATATTGGATCATTCATGACACCTGATACTCTTGCTACCCTTCAGCTTATGAAAAATGAATCAGAGCGTAATATGAATATGTCGAGCAAAACTGATGGCGGGTTCGCCGCTGGTACTCCTATCGACGGGTATCGTACTCAAATCGGTTGGATGCCGTTCACTCAAGACGTTTTCCTTGATCCGTTTGATGGTGGAAAAGCCCCTCTTACTTCTGCCGATTCTGGTTCCGTTGCCGCTCCTACTAGCCCTACTGCGGCGGCTAGATCGGTTACAGGTTCTGAAGTTTCTAACTTCTTATCTACGGATGCCGCGACGAATTACTATACTATCTCTTCTTTCAATGCTCAAGGTGAATCTCTTGGAGCAACTGTATCTGCTGGTACTGTAACAGCCGCTGGTCAAGTCGTTACGGTTACAATTCCAAATGTTGTCGGAGCTTGGGGATATCGTGTATATCGTGGTATTATCTCGACTGGTTCCGATGCCCAATGGATTGGGGACATTGCTCGTACATCCACTACTAATGCCTTATTCGTTGATGATAACAGCATCATGCCAGGAACTGATGTTGCTTGCTTCATGAACAAAAATCCGATGAATATGGTTATCGCTCAAATGGCTCCATTGCTCAAACTCCCTCTTGCCATTCAAAATACTACTATTCCTTTCGGATTGCTTTATCTCCACACTCTTGCTGTAAAAGCTACCGAACGTCAGTTCATGGTTGTGAATATTGGTAAGACTGGGTACACCAGCTAAGACAGGAGGAAAATACTAGTATGTTTATCGAATCAAAACATAAAGAGGTTACCTGCTAATGATGAGGTGCATACCATCACATTTGAGGATGGACTTGCCGAAGTATCTGAAGAAATAGGTAACTTCTTAATTGAGAACAATGCGGGAGAGTTATCCCCGTATACCGGAGAAGGCGGCGATAACAATGATAATCAAACCAAGTAACGCCATAAGGGGAGGGAGTAACATCCTCCCCTATCTCCCTAATCCATCAAGTCAAGTATCTGCGGCGTGTTTTCACATGACAGCATATCCGCTTCAATTCACTCTATTCAGTGCTGTAACAAGTGCCCAAGTACTCTCTGATCAAAGTCCAGTTATTCAGGTATTAGGTCGTAATTTACATGCCGTTGCAGTAACTGGTACATTTAGTGCAAATGTCTTGATTGAAGCCACACTTGATGGAGCAAATTGGGCTACTTTAGCAACTGTTACTGCTCCACAGATAACTCAGTTTACGGGTATATATCAAGATATCCGAGTAACAATTCCTACTTATACTAGCGGAACAATAACAGTGACCGCTATCACTCAGAGGACTTAATATGGCAG